TTAAAATTCCAAATAAATAATCTTTATAATCTTTTGTGGCTTTTTTAGAATATTTTATAACTGGTTCTTTTTTTTCGGTAAGCTCTTTTATAATAGTGTTAAGCCTTTCGTTCTCCTTACCTACTTGCTCAATTCTTAGATTTAAATTATTAATAGTCTCATCTGGATTCATCACTTGAATATAGAAATTTCTATAATTACTTGCCCATCCATTTCTATTGTAGTCTAAATTTGATAGTTTTAACATAACCATGTTATCCCCATCTAATATTTGCTTAATATCCGATTGATGAACTAGATGTTCATATTCAGCCAAACTAATTTTTAATTCTTTTTCCATTCCAAATCTTTTTTAATTAACTCATACCCAAACAACCTAAATAAACTTGAATAGGTGACTTCACTCAACTTCTGCTCTTTATGCAATCGCTTTAACTTTGAAGCGTATTGACTAGAGAACTTTCCAGCATACCATTTTGGTTCGCTAATGATTATCTCAAATACTTCGGTTGTTTTCATGTTATAAGCTAATATTCGAGTTTAATCTTCTAGCCGCTTCGATAGCATCTTGTTTGCTTGGGGCGATAATACCACCCCATTGCTGCATATATTGTTTGGCTTTCATATCATTATTCCAAACTCCGTATTCGTTGTTTTTTTCGTCAGACCAATAATTGAACTTCATACCGTTAAATTCGTTTCCCATATTTAAATTTTTTAGTTAATCCAAATATAGTAAACCAAAACGGTTACTAAGCTATTGTCACAAGAATAATACACAATATGTATATTTACACTAACAATTAAAAATAACATTATGGCAACTAATCTATTAGGGACTGATTACTTATTGTACGTTGATTCTGTAACTGACACTACTACCAATACAAGGGGTACAGACGCTAATTATAAGTTACTGGCATGTCTTACTTCTAACGGCTTTGAAATATCTAACGCAGAGCAATCTACATCAAACAAATGTGATGAAGGCTGGGCTACTTCTCAAAGTGGGCTAGGTTCATGGACTATTTCAGGTGATGGGCAAGCGGTATCACTTGTAACAGGCGAAGCAGCTACTAAAACTAACTACCAGGCTATTTTGCAATTAGCATTAGATAAAAAGGTGTTCTTCCTTAAATGGGCTGATCCTGATGATCTAATCGTTAGAGAAGGCAAAGTAAGAATCACTTCTTATTCTGAAACTGCACCAAACGCAGAGGCTTATACTTTTACTGTATCATTTGCTGGTATCGGAAAACCATTTATCACTGCTGCGGTATAATGAACGGAGTTGTTGAAATAACGATTACTCAATCGGGTAAATTTAAAGGCGTTCATAAACTCCGTTATGGCATGATTGGCTGTATGGAGTTTGAGTCACGTAGCTTTAATACTCCTGCTTTGAATAACGGTAAAGTGCTAACTGATTTGATATATGCTGGGATTTATGGAGAGGCTGCTAGAGTAGAAAAGGCTGTCCCTGCTTATCCTGATGTGGTTGATTTAGTTGATGCGTTATCCGAGGAAGAAACATATAGTGAACAAATCGGTGCTATCTGGGAAACTTATCACAATAGTAAATGGGGCAAAGAATTCCAGAAAAAGATTGATGAGTTAACTAAAAAAAAAGAACAAAGCGAAATGTTAAACCAGTAGATCCTACTATAGATCATAATAAGATACTTACATTTGCTTTAGGCAGAATGGGGTTGTCTCCTGTAGAATTTGCGGAGTTAACCCCTTTTTTATTTGATTTAAAATGCGAGGGATTTAAAGATGCAGAGTTAGCATTGGAAAGTAGGATGCAAAGGTTAGCATGGGTTGTATTTGGTGTTAATGCTGATCCAAAGGCAGCTAAAGGGGTTACTCCAGATGATATATATCCGATTGCAGGGAAGAAAGTAGCGCCAAGGCAAACAGGATTTACTAAGGCTAAAGTAGCATCAATGATTAAGAAAATGTCAAAGTTAAATAACAAGTAATGGACGCGATATTATCAGTTGGCTTAGAAGCTCAAGTAACGAATTTCCGTAATGGAATGCAAGATGCAGCACAAGAAGCTACAAGAACGGGTCAATCGGTACTAACTGCTACTACTGGTATTAGCAGAAACGTAGCTGCCTTAAATAGAGTAAATGTCGATGGCTTTTTAAGGGCTGTAGGGTCTGGTAGAATTGCTATTGGAGAAATAGATAGAACAGTATCGCAATCTATAGCTAATGTTGGCAGATATACTGCTGCTTTCAATTCTGTTAATACAAGTCAGTTTATTAGATCATTAGCTGCTGGTCAAATAAGTTTAGCTAGATTAAATACTACTGCTGCTAGTGTCCCTGCTGCTTTAAGGCCATTAACAACAGGCAGTAACTCTGCTGCATTTGCTTTAACTAATTTAGGGCGTGTTGCTCAAGATGCTCCATTCGGTTTTATTGGTATTCAGAATAACTTAAACCCATTATTAGAATCATTTGCTAGGCTAAGAGTTGAAACAGGATCAAATGGGGCTGCTTTACGTGCATTAGGTCAATCATTAGTTGGCCCTGCTGGTATAGGTATTGCATTATCTGTAGTAAGTGCTGCTGTATTATTCTATCAACAATACCAACAACGTGCAAATAAGGCCACTAAAGAGGCTAAGGCTGACGCAGATGCTTACGCAAACTCTTTAGATCAACTTACTCAGGCGCAATTAAAAGGTAGTAAAAACGCTCAAAAAGAGATAACAGAACTAAATACTTTATATGCCATTACTCAGGATGTATCGCTATCCACTAAACAAAGAGGTGATGCAGTTGATACATTGCAATCTAAATATCCTGAATACTTTAAGAATTTATCAGATGAAGCCATTCTTAATGGTAATGCTGAAAATGCATATAAAAGGTTAGCTACTGCTATAATTGAAACGGCAAAGGCTAGGGCAGCACAAGATTTAATAACTAAAAATAGTTCTCGCCAATTAGAGAATCAACAAAAGTTAAATGATCTTGAAATAGCTTACGGTAAAGAACAACAAAAGAACGCTGTAGCATTAAATAAGATTCGTGATCCTAACAATGCTGGTAGTGCGCAGTTCTTAGCTAGGCAAGCTGAAAATGCAGTTAAAGCACAAGCGGTAATTGCTAAACAGATTACCGACTTAAAAACCGATAGCAATATCATTGACAGTAAAAACCTAAAGTTAACAGAGGCCATTACAGCGTCAATTAAACAAGGTGCTGATTTAACGGATAATGCTACTGAAAGTACAGGAAAGAAATTTAAAAATTTAGCCGAGATATTAAAGGAACTTGATAACGCTTTAAAAGTTAACGAGGCTCAATATAACGCTACGTTTGCTGAAAAAAATACAGGCAAGATTAGCGCATATCAATCGGCTATTGATTCATTAATAACTAACGGGTATAATCCTGCTGCTGATGCGGTTAAAAGGTTAAGAGAGGAACAACAGAAGTTATTCCAATTAGAGGCGGGTAGCACAACAACATTAGAAGAAGCATTAAAGAAAAGGCAAAAAGCTACAGTTGCTGATCCTAAATTAGTGGGCAGGGCTGGGAATGGCACTAAAACACCTACAGGATCATCTATAACAAGAATACAGCAAGAACAAGCTGAGATACTTAAAAGCCAACAGAAGTTTAATCAAGACTTAGATAACTTAGTAGTTGATGGATTAGCAGGAACAGTTGGTAATATCGGCTCTGCTATTGGTGAGGCTTTACTTGCTGGAGGTGATATATTCTCTGCTGCTGGAGGTGCTTTGCTTGCGGGATTTGGTCAGTTCTTAGATCAATTCGGTAAATTATTAGTAGAATACGGTGCTGCTGCTATATTGAAATCTAAACTTGATGCTGCTATACTTATTCCAGGTGCGGGTATATTTGCTGGGGCTGCCGCTATAGCTGCGGGTATCGCGTTACAAATAGCTGCGGGTGCAATCGGTTCATTGGCATCTGGTAAGAATCAAGGTGGGAATAAAGGTAAGAATAGTCAACCTACTGCATTCGCTAACGGTGGGGTTGTATTTGGTCCTACAAACGCCCTAATAGGTGAATACGCGGGGGCTAGAAATAATCCTGAAGTAGTAGCGCCATTAAGTAAATTGAAATCAATGATAGGAGGCGGAGAGCAAATCTACATTGCGGAAAATGTCATTAGAGGTCAGGACATAGTAACAATATACAAGAAAGCATCATCAACACTTAGAAGGGTAAACTAATGGCATTAAATATAAATGTAATAGCTACGAATGAAACTGTTACTGGAGCTAGTGATGGAACAATATACATCCAAGCTTTTAATGATAATATATCTATCATAGCTGATGAGTATTATATTAATGGCCCTTCTAGTGCTCAATCCTCACCTAATTTCAATGGCTTAACGGCTGGAGTTTATGCTTGTCAATTCAGGTCTGGTATTGAATATTCACCTATTCAGTATGTTCCAATATCTACTGCATCCCCTACTCCAGATCCTAATCCTCCTATTCCACCTGTACCTATTGTTTACGAATACAGGTCAAGATACGAGGGGTCATTTTGCGATAAAAGAGGCCAAAATATCATAGTGACATTTAAGAAGCGTTACCCAGTAGATAGCATAATCATCCCTGTTCAATATATACAATTTGCTGGAGAAAGTGATTCACCTGTATTGATTGATTATCCCGACAACGGAGAATATAAGTTAACACCTGTCAATGGTAGCCAATGCGAGATTAGGATTAAGGCAATAGGCGATTTCGAACTATCGAGTATGTATACTGCTGATGAAAAAGAATGGCGGATAGATATATCTGGAGCTTGGAAATGGTCGGGTTATCTTATTCCAGATAGCTGTATTGAGCCGTTTGCATCCAAGCCTTATGATGTATCAGTAAGAGCTACAGATGCGTTAGGATTGCTTAAAGACGTTCCGTTCCAACGTGATGATTTAACTAAGTATAAAGGCTATTATTCAGATCGCGAGGTATTACGGTTGTGCTTGGCTAAAACTGGGCTTAGTTTGAATATGCTAGTTGGGGTTAATACTTACGAGGCCACTATGATTGTTAACAGCAATCTTTCTCCTATGGGTCAGTCATTCATTAATACTGAGCCTTTCTTAAATGAGGATGGTACTGCGATGGATTGCTATACTATAATGGAATCTATATTATCGCGTTGGGGTTGTAGGCTACATCAATTCAATGGGGTATGGCAGATTGTTAATGTGATGGAGAAATCATTAGATGCGGTCTTCGCTTACCGATTTAATCCTGATGGATTCCACGAATCACCAGATGTTACTTTAGGTAATTTCGTTAGGGTAGGAGGGCAGAATAGAAGCATTAGGCCTGTTGGAGATACTTCATTCGCTAAGGCATTTAAACAGTCTGAGGCTTACTATAAATATGGGTATATAGCAAACACGCTATTTAACGGTGACTTCGATAAATGGACTTCTAAGCCTAATGGTTTGCCTGATGGATGGTCTATGAATGGGGGTACAACGGGGACTACCAAGATACGTTACCAAGATGGATATGAGACTAGCGATTATTATGTAGAGATAGGAACGAATGGAACGGGGGGATTAATACCTAATGCACCTGTACAGATTAGGCAATACGACTTCCCTACTTTGAGCTTTGATCTATTCTCATTAGATGCTGCTAACTATACAAGTGCAGGTAGATATATTTCAGTTTTCATATCTAATAATGATGGGATGTGGTTTACCGAAGATGGATGGAAAAACACTAATCGTCCTTATGTATTCAAGAAAAACTCTGTAGACTTCCTAAAGCAATTAAGGTTTGAAATCAAAGTAGATCCTTTAGATGAGGATTATTTAATGACTATTAATATACTTGCTGTAGGGCTTGCTAATGGTACTCACTTTAAAACCAATGTAAATAATATTAATCTTAACGCTGGATTTGGTACAGGCAGGGAAAAGAACTCAATAGGAGAATCCAACTTGCAGGAGCTATTAACTAAGCAAAGTTTTAAGCCAGATCGTATTGAGGTATTGCATAGCGACGATAGCAATAATACCCGTACTTCTGGAATACGTATTAGTCAATCAGAGGATAGTCCTTTAATTACTCCCGATTCAGCTAACTTCAGCTTCTTATGGAAAAGATCAGGTATAACAGAGTATCTACCTATACTTAGTATCATAGCTAATTCTGAGTTAAGGTTACATCAAAAAGCTTATAGGATCATTGACTTTGAATATGTAACCGACTGGAGCAACCCTACAGTAGAAACAATTGATATAAACACTTTGCTTGCTGTTGATTTAATAGGGGGATTCTTTATCTTTCTATCGGGTTCATTCGACTTGAAATCTGGAATACGTATATTGAAATTTGCTCAGGTACTTACTGATGCAGTTATGGTAAATGAGACGTTGAAAATGGATTATGGAAACAATTAAACTCTTGTTGGCTGTTTTTATCTATTAAAGTATAGATTCAACTATTTACGGGTTCCGTTAACCCAGCCTTTATTTATAACCCATATACGGAACAAGCAGGGTAAGTTTAATTGTTTTTACTTTTAAATATGGATTATGGGGATTAAAACGGTATAGGGGGTAATTCAGTCCATATTAATACGTTTTTACTGGGGGTCTCACTTGTGTTAATCCACCATTCCCTAATAGACTCATTATCAATATTGAAGTCACAGTATCCAATATCAAAAAATCCATCTTTCATCCAAACTAATTTCTCGTCATTAGATTCTGGATATTCTTTGTTCCACTCAGTCATATCTTAAAACGGTATATAATTCCAGTAAATACTAGCAAAAAATAATATACCTGTTAACGCGATTGCTAGTATGATTAGAGTTGCGCTTTTTGTTCCTTCGATGTTTTGCATATCCAAACTTACACATACCTAAACACCTATCCTAAAATCGAATGTAACATTACTAATACAATAGCAATTTTCTTTATATTTGACATATGTATAACTCGTCGGACTATGTCGTGCTAATCGACACCATCACCCCTATCACCGCATCACGTGGCACATACGCAAATTATCGGCCTGTGATATGCGGTACAAGCAACGGTTTATCGGTGGAGTTCGAGAGTATTTCGTTCCGTAATAAATGCGATGGGGGATGGGATAGGTCGCAATCTGGTTACGGGTCATGGGATTTCTCAGTCGATGGGATGGCTTATGCGATTAAGAATACAGATAAGCTATTAAAGGCTAACTTTCAAGAAGTAGCTGAACTGGCATTAGATAAGCGGATATTCTGGGCTAAGACTGCCGATATTAACAGCACTATAGTTAGGGAAGGATTAGTTAGGATTGGGTCATATAAAGAGACTGCGGACTTAGAATCACCTTATACATTTAACGTTTCATTCGTAGGCATTGGTAAACCGATATTCGAGGCCACACCAGAACCGCCAACTCCAGGCACTTTAGTAGCTTACTATGGTTACATGAATGAAGGAGACACATTAGATACAGCACGAATACTAACAGGAAGTCAGGTAGCATTTACCAACCTAATGAGCGTTACGTTCCCGTTTGCTATACCATCATTCGCTATACCTTGGGTTGCCTTACCAGATGGGCAGCCTATCAAAACTAGCGTAACGGATTTATCAGATGATACTTCAAGTACTCCTATTGGGCCAACAGGAACATTTGGTTCGAAAGTAGACATAGGTAGCTACGATGCGTACATAGGAAACTTCGCTACAATTTACACAGGTTTAGGATTAAGATTTAACAACTAATATACATGGCATTTCCAGCAATTGACAATACAAGAGTAAACGCAGCTAAACATATCGACGATTGGTATGCAGCAGAAGTAGTAGCGGGTAAAGAAATACCCTATGCCAGTTTAGCGGCAGCATACGCAGCGATACCAAGTGCGGTTAGGATGAACGGCCGTAGCTTCCTAGTTACAGAGGGTGGCAAAACATTAGAATACTGGTGGAAAGATGACAATTTCGTGGATGCTGTTCTTAAAGGCGCTGCTTTAACCTTAGTTGGTGTTAATGCTACTCCTATATCAAGTTTTTCCAAGTCAGGAAACGTTTACTATAACTTTGCTAACAATGATACCGGAGAGATTATATCTGTTTACAAACAGACGAATAAGTTTGTTAGTGTGCCTATTGTAGATGCAGATGTAGACAATCTGATGTACTTTAAGTTCTCGGATGGTAATTTTGGTATAAAGTATTTCCAAAACAACATTATCGATATTACTCAGATTGGCGCTAAAGCATCACTTATAGGTGACAATAGTGGATTTGATAATACAGCTATTATTCAGAAAGCTATCGATAGACTTTACAAGCGTTTTAAAGAAGGTGGGGGTACTGTATTTTTCCCTAAATGCTCTGCTACACAATCATACAAGGTTACAACTATCAAACTGCCTTCTTATATTACACTTAAAGGAGAAGGGCGTTCTCAGATTGAGGCATTACCATCAGCTGAAACTGGGTTAGTAAAAATGGCTGATAGTCCAATGAGAGAGGCGCATATAGAAGGGATACAGTTAATACCAAATGCTTTGAATACCACTCAGCATGGATTAGATTTAATGGCTAGTACAGCTTTTTCTACCTATAATACTGGCGGTGCTTGGTATTCTAAATTCATTGATGTAATGATCTTTGGGTTTGCTGGTAATGGCATTAACATGGTATCTCTTGACATTACCGGGCAAGGTGATATGGCTAATCAATTCCTGATATTTGATAATTGTAAAGTTGAAACTAAACAAGGATCAGCAACTTCAAGGGCGCTATATGTTAGAGGGCAATTAGGGCAAACTAAATTTATACAATGTCAGTTTGATGGAGCAGGTTCTGATATATTAAATTCGTGTTCCATTGAAATGATTAGCGTGCCAGGAACAAACGGTACAGATAATATTTATTCTGTTGACTTTGACACTTGTACTGTACAAAGAACGGACTTCGGGGTAATTATGGATCAAGCTAGGGCAAGATTCCAAAACCTACATACAGAGCAAGTAAAAAGAATATTCTGGGCAAATAATTTAAGTAGGCTTACTATTGACGGGAATAGTGAAATTGGGAGCGGCTCAGCATCAGATGGAATCACGGCTTACACAATTAAAGCTTCAGTATCATATGTTAGTTGTATAGGAAACCAATTAAAAGGTGGTTTTTTTGTAAATGATAACGCTTACGGATTCAATGTAGCTGCAAATAATTTTTCTCAAACACCTATTAGGATAGGTACTAAAGGCTTTACTAGACAAAGAAGTCTAACTACAGATGGTATTTTAAGTGGTATAGCAAGTAATAAAAATATACTTCTTACATTAAGTAATCAAGATTTAGTAACTATAAGCTCTCAAATTATTACGGGAGAAACTATTAGTTTGACCGGATTTGGAGGCACAAGCGCTTATGTCACTTTAAAGACATCAGATAACATTTATATACCAACTAGGTTTGGCAGTTCTTTGATTATTAGAAATGGTGATGTAGCAATATTTGAAAGAATAGATTTACCTAATGAAGGATTTAGATTGCTAAATTTTATTTCAAAAGAAAGGTATGGTATTACATTTCCAGCAACTGGAATTTGGTTCGTAGGAGAAAAAGTTATTAACACGGACTACGCAGATCAATCAACAGCATTGTTTTGGCAATGCGTTACTGCAACTGTTGTTGATTCTGGAGGTGTAGTTACTGCTCAAGCTGTTTGGCGTGCTGTTTACGATCATGATTATGGTAGGCCATCTAACATGACTCAAGAGGCTATTTCAGGAAGTACGCTTACTTTCCGTAATCGAGATATGTTGTTAAATACTAATAACGCAACATTAGCTACCATAACGGAACCTACGGCAGAATATATCAGGTCTGGTTATCCTCAGAGATTTAGGGTTTGGGAAGTAGGAGGAACTACTACAGGGACTAATTTTAGTCAAAACTCATTTATAAGATTAGTTAATACAGGGAACATAGTTTTGCCTAAAAACCAAACAGAAATCATACTTAGAAGTAACGAAGTAGTTACGATGGTTTGGAATAACTTCTCTGGTAAATGGGCGCTACAGTCAATTGGGAAAAGAAGAAATGAAGGATTGGCATTTCCTTTAACTGGTTATTGGTTTAAAGGTGAGACTGTTTATAACACAGATCCTACTACAGGTGTTTTTGCGTGGGTTAATACCGTAGAAGGATTTGCTACAAGAGGCTTGTGGTCTTCGGGATTAGCTGTAGTTGCTGCTGAACAAAGGAGTTTTAATGGGAATATATATAGAGCAAGTACAACAGGTACAACAGGTGCTACGCCTCCTACGCATACGTCTGGGGCAGTTAGTGATGGTAGTATAACTTGGACCTATTTAGGTAACGTTGCTTATAATATTCAGACAGTTTACATTGGTAATAAAGGTAATTCAAGGGTATTAACTTCCGCTTTTACTTTATCACCTTCTGATTATGGATCTAATGGGACTCTGGTTGTTTACGCTGATGCTTCAGGGGCTGCGTTTACCATAACTTTACCTACAGCTACCAGTGATCAAGGTTACACGACTAAGATCGTTAAAACAGACGCAAGTGCTAATACAATAACGGTAAAAGGAAATGGTACTGAGTTAATCAACAACGCCAACACAGATACTACATTAAGCACACAAAACGCGTCATTTATATTAGAATCAAACGGAACGAAACACTTTAAATTTTAACGCTCATGTACAATGAAATCCAACCGCGGTTGCGCGTAAATAGAACAGCAACAATGAACATTACAACGACTTGGCAAAAAATAGACTTTAATGGCACATCAACTACTAACATAAACACGTTTGGGAAAGATCCTGTAAGCGGTAATAATATGGTTTGGTGGGATAGCACGAATAAGCTATTCCGTTTCTATGAACAGAACGATCAGAATTATGATTGCACGATGTTCTTATCAACTACGACTAACTTAGTAACGATTAAGGCTACATTGCAATACCGTTGCGTTATACCTAATGGGGGAGGAGCTGGGATTAATCGTTACTTTCCTTTTCCTGATGATGCTACACCTTATGTAGATATGGCAGATGCTACTTTACTAGCAACTCAGGTTAATCATAAAGCAGAAAAGATCCCATTGTATTTGGAGTCTACTATTAGGGCTAATGGGTTTTGGATAGAGATTAAGTTGAGTAATTCGCTGATTACTCTAGGGACGTGTACTTTAAATAACGCTGCGGTGTTAATACAGGGTAAATAACAACAACTCACACAACCGATACAAGCATAAAGTAAAAAAGGCTATTAGAATCAACCCTAATAGCCTTAATATTATATTACCGATTCTACGCATTGAAGTAGAAATATAAAAAGATAAGCGCATACCGCTATTGATCCGTATTTGATTATTCTCTCTGCCATTAAAACTGTATCGCTAGTTTCTTTCCCTTGTTCATTTTAATCCACTCATAGATCGCCTCACGATCATTTGTTTTGAGTAGGTGCTTTGCTAGTGATATAGCATAATCTGGTACTTCCATTGTCTTAGCGGCTTGTGCAATCTCTGTGTGTTGATTGCTGATTTTAGTTGAGTCTTTCATATTAAAATGGTAAATCTTCTTCTAGTTTAAAATGTATACTTATTAATTCTTCTTTATATGTGCCTCTATCGTAATCACCAGATTTTTTAATATCCAATTTATTTATAGTGGCTCTTTTGTCTGTTTGCGATTCTACAAAGTCTATTATTTCCTGTAAAGTTAAAACGCAACTATGCTCAGTTTTTACTATCATACCCTAATGGAATAAATCTAAATCATCATCGTTTTCTTTTCCGGCATCAATGTACCGATTGTATTTGTCGGCTAGGAATACTAATAGTATCACTGCGACGATTGCTATAAAGCAGGTTAAGAATGGATTCATATCAATTTAGCTAAGTTAATTCCTTCTATTCTTGCTATCTCTTTAGCCTCGTATTCCTTTACACGATTAACAGTGAAATGAAGAATTACAAAGCACTTATCTACCATTTGTGAAGGATAAACCAATGAACGAACCGATCTAATCTCTGGTACTGCATGGTGACAAATAACCGTTGTCCCGTTAGTGAATGTTATTTGGGTCATTATAAGTCGCCTATAGATAAGTCACAAGAAAGATTACGGCAAGTGTTATCGGTTAATTCATAACCGCAAGCAGAACATATTTCATACCATCTGATCTTAGATATGTTTTCTAAATCAAAATTATATTTATATCCATTAGATATTTCTACTTCTATACCATTCTCAGTAGTCCTGAAATCATCAGGCCAATTTACAGGATCGAAACTTTCACTTGATCCATCTATTAAAAATATTTCTACTCCTCTTTCCATTTTCTTTTCTCTTTTAAAAACGGGTAGGGAACCACACCTACCCGCCAACCTAAACCTTAAACTATGAATGCTTGTCTTTCCAAGCTGTCTTAATGTTTGCCTTGCGTTACAACTGCTAAAGTCGTTTAATATTGCTGCGTAGTAGTATTATCATTAGCATCGTTATTAACAAGGTCTTGCTCTTAAATATTTTGCCTCGCGTTACATTTAATGGGTGTCAATAATCCGGTATTTTACGGTTAAACCACTAATGTTATTAACGAGGACTTTGAGCGAGGCGGAGAATCGAACTCCTAAACATTCCACTGTGACCTCGCTACCTCAAGCACAACCTAACTCCATAGTGTTTGCGGCCTTGATTAATCGCTCTCTGGTACAATGATAAGAAGTTAAATTGAAAGTACATTCATTGTATCAATTATGTTACAGAAAGTACGTATATTTAGCACAACTAAGAATATCCCATGAAAAAGAAAGAAGATAAAGTAGAAGAAATCCAACCAGAAACTAATGGAGGCGAAAGTAATTGCGGATCTGAGCCTACTAGGCCAGGAGGAACAGGTGCAGGAGATTGGCAGTGCCGTAATGGGAGCTGGGTATGGGTAGAAAACATTGGAGGTTAATGAACAGCCGTTCTATCCTAACTGGTTTACTCTTGATTTGCTTTGTATGCAGTCATAATTTATTTTTGTACTGCATACATAATGGCATTATAGATAAATTGGATCAAAGGTCTTGGTACAGCGCTGAACTACTATTTTTCGCTATACCTCTTGTTTTTATGGGAAACCGTAATGATAAATCAAATGCAGAAATACAGCTAAGAAATATATTCGGATTATTCCTATGCCTAATAACAGGATTAATAGCTTTTAATAATTGTCGTTATGCTCCATTTGTAATTAATGGCATAGTTTTGCAAGTAGTATTGTTGAACGGAATAACATTTGTTTATGCTATACTTTCACTTATTTTTTCAGATAAAAACGGGGACTTATAGTATGATCGGGTATGTAGTCAAAGCATTATACGTATTCTCAATTGAACTGCTTATAATGGCATCTTTTTTTGTTGGCTTTGATAATGCTGATCTTGCTCAGATATTAGCTTGTACAGTCTCTATTGTATGTGGTTTTGGCTTGCGTATGGTAATGATGGCAGCAAACGATTTGCCTTTAACTAAAAAAGTAATTACAGTTCATGGATTTGCAACTGTATTTATTGCATGGTTAGCATGGAATGTTTGGGAACAGGGCACGAAAAATGTGTGGTTGTTTACTGTGATCGGTTTACAGCCTTACTTAATCTTTTGTAGTTTTATGTCAGTGTACCTTATACAGACCTTAAACGGATTGTTAGAAAAAATTAGCAAGTTCTCAGCAAAGCAAATTTTAACTAAATACTTCCTTTCGGAGGATAAAGATAAGGAGGACAAAGCATAATGGAACAATTCTTATTAATAATATGCTCCGCTCTTACAATGATACTTCTGGTAATGCTTACATGTATTCTAATGTACTTTACTTGCAAATTAAAGATGAAATATAAGGTTCTTAAAATAATCATCCGTACACTATTCTTTTGGGATTTCTGGTATATATGCTGGTTATACAAATGGTTCTTATCAAATAGGCTTGCAATATGGTCTATTCCAGCTATGATCTGTTTAGTATTTGTTATATCTCAACTTTCTGGTTTACTATATAGTAAAGAGATATTGAAACGTACTACAGAGATTATAATACTTACTCCTATTCTTTGGGCTAGTCTTACCGGGCTAATTTATCACTTGCTCAATAAAAGTTATAAATATATTGGTTAACTTCGTGTATATGAATACGAAATCATTTTACGATAGCATTAGACCAAGCTTATTCAAAGGCAAGATCTCAGCAAAACAGTTTCAGGGTATAGAGGCAATTATAGCCGAATATAACAGGTTTTGTTTAAATGATCCTCGCAAGCTCGCTTACGTTCTAGCAACAGCATACCATGAATCTGCTATGAGTATGCAGCCAATACCTGAATACGGGAAAGGCGCTAAATATGATTATGGTAAGAAACTAAAAATGTCTCGTAAAACATATACTACTCCAGATAAATTATACTACGGAAGAGGGCTTGTGCAATTGACGTGGTATGAAAATTATCAAGCAATGGTAAATTCTTATCTATGCC